ATAAGCATTGACATACCTGATGCTGTTCTAGTTGTTGACATAACTCCAGTTGTTCCATGTGAGTATGAAGGTATGCCTGTAGATTCATCTGCTAGTTGTCTAAACTTATCAAATATCTGCATATTTTCAGGTGCAGTATTTGGAAATCTTAAACCGTGTAATGCTTGTCCTGTTTGTCCACTTTGTCTTCTAAATATTTTACCGGGAAATATTGTCATGTCTTGACCGGGAACTAACATAGTTTCATCTACATCAAAAACTAAATTACCTGCTAGTGCTAAATTATCAATAGCCATTCTTGCATGACCATTCATAATAGTTTGTGAATCATCCATGTTTTCTGGAATACCTACACCAAAAAACTGATATGGATTTATTTCATAAGGGCACACCATAAAAGGATTTCTTGCAGGTGTAAATGGATTTAAAACTAATCTTAATATTTGTCCGTTAGATATCCAAGCATTAATTTGTACTTCATCTAACTCATCTGAAATATCATCAGGCATTTCTATACCTGCTTCTTCTACTAGATACTTATCCATAGTACCCCAGTATTCTAATACTTCAAATCTATTTCTATTATACTCTTCTTGATTTTCTCTATCAAACAATGCAGTTTCATAACTTCTTGTTTCATAGTTAGGGCCACCTGCTAACACATCTTGTATAGCAGACTTTCTAAAGAAAGGTCTATTCATTAAATCTCTTAATTGACCTCTATTGTAGATATGTCTTTGTATGACATAATCTGCATCTTCAATATTTATTGCGTCTGGGTCAGGATATAAATCCCAACAACTAACTGCTTCTATTCTAGGAACTAGTTTAGTGCTTGGGGTGTACTCTCTTTCACCTGCATCATTTAATGACCACTTATGAATAGACTGCTCGTAGTTAAATGGACCTTTTAAAACACCAGTTCCAAGTAAACACATTTCAAATAAAACATGTCGTAGAACAGATATGGCATGAGTTTCTTCTAACTGGTCATGTATAAGAGTTTGCATATTTCTTGCAGCCTCTTCAGCAGGTTCTATCTGTGGCATAGATTTTAAATCAGGTGCAGCACCTTTTTCAAAACCTGCATTAGCATATTTTTCTGCTAAACCATTTAGAATACTATCAGCAGTAGCACCTGGTTCCATTTCTCTACCGTCTCCCTCAAAACCATAAATATCCTCCATACGAGGATTCTTCATATTATCAGGTTTAATGTGTGCGTATTTTTCTACACCTGTTGGGTCAGTTGTAGGTAATACACTAATAGGAAATTTTCCTTGAGAAAATAAAACCTCTATTAATTGTCCGTATGCAGCGAGAACTTTTGTCTTTGTTACTTTAACAAAAACTTTAGACTTTTCAGAATCACGAAAAGCCATATCAGCACCATAGATTCCTCTATAGTTTCTGTATGCTCTTAACCATCTCTTTTCGTCATAAAGACGTGCTTGTTCTGATTCCTTTAGTCTAGATTCAATAAGATAACCTAAATTACTATAGGATTCATCTTTCTCCTCCGATAAAGAATTAACTTCATCAGATTCAGATGTCAAGCCACTTGTATTAGAATGTGGCATTTATACCTCTCTTAATAATCTCTTTCGTCTGCTAAAGTAAAGACTTTTCCGTCTACCATGTTTTTCTTTTCTTTAGGGAAGTCTTTGTTTACTCCGCCTTCAGCATAGTCAGCAGGAAAAGCTGAACCACCTTTTACAACATTAGTTTTGGAATCACCTTGCTTTGCAGCTTCGTTTCCATACATGTTCTCAGGTAATTCACCTTGTACATATTTCTTCATGATTGCCATTTTAGTTTTCTCCTTTTAATTGTTTTTGTATGTAAGGTAACAACCAAGGGTTATCTACACATACAGTCGTTAGTCCATTCGCAAGAGTGTTGCAAATTTTTTCTTCTTCTTTTTCATCTAGCTCTATTCCCCACTGAAATATAATAGCATGTAATATTTCATGCACTAAAGTATTAACATGAGAAACAGAATCTTCTGTAGATGATAAAGCTATCATTCCATCTGATGCAAGAAACTGTCCGTTTATTTCATTACATTTAGATACTATGGAATCTAAATTTTTTATCTTATAACTTTTATATCCTACTTTAATATCTTTCATTAATAACCAAAAACTTTATCTGCCACTACGTCTTTAGTTTGACCCACACCAAAGTCATGAAACTTTTGTGATACAGGGTGCACAGGTCTACTCATACAACCATATCTAAGTGCATCATAAGCGTGGTCTTCTGCATGAGTATCTACATCTTCAGGATTATTTTTATCTGTAGGTAACATAGGAAGTGTTCTTACTAAGTTAATACAATTATCAAAAACAAATAATGTAGGAAATCCTGTATCTTCGTTTAACTTTAATCTTTTATGTATTTCTAATTTACCTGCTATTCTACTTCTAGGACTTCTATCAGATGGTCTCCATCTACATCCTTCTTGTATCATAGTCTCCGCAATACTAGGACCTATATCTCCACGTCTAGCCCAAGTAGAACTATCTAGA